TGTCGTCATAGTCTATGCTGCGGGGGAACATCAACGCCTGCTCAGGATCGACCCAGTCGAACTTGTTGTACCACGCGCCCAGGGCCTTGAGCTGCACGTCGATACTCTCGGGGTCGCGGCAGGTCGCGGCGATCAACGCGCGGGTCCTTAGCCCGTCGTCAAACGAAATCCAGTCGTCAGCATCCAGCCCGTCGCGGAACCACAGGTCCGCGAAGGCCAACGTGACGTAACTGTTCGCGTCGGTCGCCGCGACCGTCGCAATCAAGGAAGGCTTTTGGGCCGCCATCTCAGTCACCGCCCTTCAGGGTCTACGGGCTAGGACTGCGACGTGCCCTCACCCTCGATGAGCGTGAAGTTGAGTTGGTCATACACGCTGGCCGTGTAGTTCACGATGCCCGCGCCCAGGTCGATGTCGAAGTTGATCCCCGTCCCGGTCGGGATTACTGGACTGGAGGCCGTCATGTTGTCGAAGGGCTCGCCGACCTGCGCGGTAAGCGAAGTGCCCGTCTTCAGGACGTGACTGCACAGCCCCGTCTCGACTCCCGCCGCCGACACACGGTTCAGCGAGTACGTCACCCACATGATACCGTCCGACGCGGAACCGGAACCCGTGCGCGAGGCCCTGGCCGTCCAAGTTGGAGGGGAGTTCGTATCCAACGACCAGTCGTGTCCGCTGTTGTTCCAGAACACGGGGATGTCGGTTGCATCGGCGGAAATCGTCGCCGGTACGGTCCAGGTGATATGCAGCTTGCGCGGCTCGATACCCATGTCTCGTCTCCTCTCGCGCCTGCCTACTGTCTGCGGCGCGGGGGTTGGTCGTCACTCGTCGGTCTCGTCTCGGCCTGTCCGCCGGGAGTCAGTTTCGCCAGGGCGGCGGTAAGGGCTTCCACGAGCCCCTCCTGCCCCTTGGCCTGCTGCTCGGCGAATATCTCGGCCATCCGTTCGCGCTCACTCTTCACCGGCTGCTCCAACCGCTCAGCCCGGCGCTGGCGAATCCGAACGCATTCGTCGGCGGCATCGAGCAGGTGCTGGCGCTCATCCTGGGTGAGACCCCTTGCCGCGTTCGCGGCTTCCCGCAGCGCCGGTTCTAGGTCCCGCTCAATCCCGCGCACCCGGCATTGCCAGATGCGTTTGATACGCCTGCGCTCGCACCAGTCGGCGTCGCAGCCGTTGGTGTTGTGGAAGTAATCGGACAGACCGTAGGGCGGCTTCAGGCACAGCCAACCGCCCGCGAACTCCTTCCGATTGCCCTTCCTCGTCACGCCCATCTGTTCCGCAGCAGGCGTCAACGCCTCTGCGCCGCCATCTGTCGTGTGCATGTAGGGCATGTCTGACCGCCTTTCAGCGATAGAGGTTACTGCCGCCCGTTAGGCGTAGTCTGTCTCGTAGGCGTTCGCCGCCGCACCGTCGATCTCGCCGACGCCGTAGCACATCGTGGCGACGAACTGGTCCAGCCGGTAGCTGGCGTCGTGCTCGAAGTCCGGCTCCAACTCCCACAGGATCGCGATCCCGACCGCCGGACGCCCCGAGTACACCGCGCCCGACCAGTCCGCACCGCTATTGGCCGAAGGGATCAGCGGGTCGCGGATGATGTTGATCCCGCCAATGGGGTCGATGTCGTAGTTCCGCACGATCTGCTCGGCTGCCCCGTCCGTGCCAGAAATCATCGTCACGGTCCCGCCGTTCACGATGTCGTAATACTGACGCGGCTTGAGGATTGCGGCATATGGCCCCCGGTAGTTCCGGGTCTCCAGGGAATTTCGGGCAGCCGCCAGGAGCGGCCATGTCGCGGCGCTTCCGGAGGTCCCGCTCTCGTTGTCGAAGCTGGTATGCAGGGCGTACACGTCGCCGGATAGCTTCTCGGCAATCGCCTGCCCCAGCATCCGACCGGCCCGCGCCACCGGGTCCTGCGCCGCCGTCCGGCTCGACATCTTCGTCACGACCTCGATGGCGATCTTCTCGCTGACCGTCACTGTCGCGTCGGTCGGCGTATACGCCTGTGCAACGTTGTGGTCCTCGTCCTCGCTCACATCGTAGCCCGTGAAGTAGTTCTCCAGCGGGAACGACGCAACTTTAGTCTGCAGCCCGGTCAAGTCCTTGAACCAGAATCCGGGCAGCGTCCGGCCAATCATCCCCGGCATGAAAATGCCCGCCGCCCGCGCGGCGACCATTGCCGGGGCAATCCACTCGGCATACATCTCCGAGCCCTGCGTGGTATACGTGGTATGCGCCATTGTCCTATCCCTTTCCGCGCGCTACCGGCCTGTTCCGATCAGCACGTCCAGCTTGTTCCCGGCTTCCATGTCGCCGTTCATGTAGGCCTCTGTGAGCTTCGCGATTGCCTCGCGCCGCTCGGCCTCGCTTTGCGGATGACCTGTCGGCTGGGCAGGTGGGGCGGCTGGCGTACCCACGCTGCGGGGCGGAGCGGTCGCGGCGGTCGGCTCGGGCTTCGGGCTGTAGGCGGCTATGTCGGCCTCCCACGCGGCCTTCGCTTCTCGCATCGCCGTCTCCACGGCCTCGGGCGTCTGCTCGCCAGAGAGGCAGGCTGCGTACACGTCGGCATGGTACCGTGCCGGTACGCGCGTTGCACTCGCGGCGATCAACGTCCCGATGACGGCCCGCTTTCGGGTACCGTCCAACTCGGCCCGAAGCTGCTGTGCCTCGGCGGCCTGGGCTGCGGCCTCTGCGGCAGCAGCCTCGCGCGCCTTACGTTCGCGCTCGACCTCGGTGAGTTCCTGGTCCTTGCGGGCCTGCTCGGCCTTCTCGAACTCGGCCAGCTTCGCGTCCCGCTCAGACATCGCTGCGTCCAGTTTGGCCTGCCACTCGGCCTCGGCTGCCTTGCGGGCTCCTGCAGCGGCGGCATCCGACCTCCGCTGTGCCTCGGCCATCGTGAGGACTTCCGCCGCCGGGGGGACCGTAGTCTGCCCCGTAGGCGCTCCGGCAACGTCCACCTGCTCAACAGGCGCGTCCGGCATGGTTACTCCTCCACCAGGGTATACCGCTCCCGCGAAGTACCTTCGCCCTCTACTCCGGCGATACGGTAGTTCCGGTAGCGATGCGTTTGTCGGGCGTCCGAGGGCACGAGCCCCCGGTGTCGCCCACGGTCGTCTACGACGATCTGCACCTTGTCCCCCTGCGCGGGGGCGCGGTTGCCATCTCGGGCACCGAGGAACTCGCGCCCGACCGTGATGTCCTTGTGGTTCGGGTCAACCCGCACTTTCCACTTCGGCAGGGGCGGGTCACCGGGTTTGGTTACGGGTCGGCTCACTAGGGCATTACCTCCTCGTACCACTTCGCGTGATAGGTGACCGTGTTGGTCGCCGCGCCGGAGGTGATGACCAGGATGTAGGTCGTGTTCTGCCTCAGGATGATTTCCTCGCTTCGGTCAAGTGCCCCGGCGGCGCGGTTCGTCGGGGTTGTCGCCGCCCCCAGCTTTACCCCCAGAATCTTGCTGCCGAGCGCGCTGGCCGTCCCGTTGCGGAAGATGGTCAGGGAGGTGGTCGCGTTGCTGTTCCGGTTGTTGTTGAGCACCTGCGCCGGACTCAGCGCGGTTGAGGCAGTCCCGCCGCCGCCGTAGGTCCCGCCCTCGTAGAAGTCCACCGTCACGAGGGCCTGGGCGTCCACCTCGAAGGTCATGTGCGTCCAGGTCGTCGTGTTCGGCGTCGTGAAGTACCAGGACATGGTACTGCCCGACCCGAGTTCGATATAGTCCCCGATGTAGAAGTGCTTCGACTCGTGGATGCTGTGGTGCTCCGAACTCATTGTCGGCAGGGCCTCGTTTTCCAGGCCCTCAATGTAGACAGGGTCTGAGGAGGTGCCCTTGACCCAGAGCTTCTCGGTCGCCTCCGTCGCGACGTATACCGGAGACCCGGAGACACCCCCCACATAGACGGGGTTGCTGCTGGTTCCCTTCACCCACAACTTCTCGGTCGCCTCAGTAGCTACATTGACCGGACTGCCCGAGACTCCGCCGACATAGACCGGGTTCGAGGAGGTGCCTTTGACCCACAGCTTTTCAGTGGCTTCCGTGCCTACATAAACCGGACTACCCGAGACCCCACCTACGTAGACCGGGTTTGAGGAGGTGCCTTTGACCCATAGTTTCTCCGTTGCTTCCGTACCCACGTAGACCGGAGAGCCCGAGACTCCTCCCACGTAAACGGGGTTCGAGGATGACCCCTTTACCCAGAGCTTCTCCGTGGCTTCGGTCGCCACATAGACCGGCTTTGTCGTCGTCCCTGCGACGTAGGTGGGGTTCGAGCTTGTCCCCTGCGTATATAGGGGGCTCCCCGGGGCAGTTGTAACGTGCAGGGCATAGGTTGTCGGGTCGGCCCGCAGTTCTACGTCGGTCGCATTCCCTGAACCCGTAAACACTCGCGGGTAGGTCCAGCCGTATAGGTCGGACTTCGTCGGCATGGCTCACCTCCGCAATCCGGCTCGTAATCCCCGACACGCAGACAGGGCAGGAACCGTTTCCGGCCCCTGCCCTGGAGCGTGCCCTGTTCTGCGGTCAGTCCCCGAGGCGAGGGATGTTCGGGCTGCAGACCCTAGACCGCAACGACTGTTGTGTGCGTTCGGCGAGCGGATCGACCCGCCTAGCGCACGATGCGGCAGTCACCCATTACCCGAATAGCACAAAGGCCCATTGGTGTCAAGCGCCTCCGCGCCCGTGCCACTCGATGAGTGAGGTCAGTTCCAGCAGCTTCCTCCCGCCTTCGACCTTCGCCACGACCATGTGGTTCAGCATTGCCGCCGCGAGTTCCTCCTCTGTGCGCCCCGTCAGCCGCGCCGCTGTCGGCACTGTCAGGAAGGCCCTGTCCGGCAGGCAGCGGAACAGACGGCCATCGGCCTCGGCCTTCTGCGCGGCGTCGGCCTGCAGCGCCTTGAAGTCGTCCGGCATGGCGAACGTCAGGTAGGCATGGCCTGCTTGTATCCGAGGGTCGCACCACACAGGCACCTTCCCCAGGTCATAGACGCGCTTGAAGAAACACAGGTCCTCGGTGCGGTAGTTCGGCAGCATCCCGAAGCAGAGACCGAACCTGCGGCGCACCGCGTCCAGGAGCCCGCGCTTGACCAGCAGGCAACCGCCACCCGCCCCGTCCACACGGAACGGGCGGTCCCACGGGAACTCCAGCACGTTCGTCCAGAGGTCCCTCTCCGGAGCGTAGCGGTAAATAATCGGCAGCCGCGTCGGTTCGCGGTTCGTGTAGAGGCCGGACACGATTTCGCAGTTCCCGTCCTGCTCCTCGATGGCCCTCATGGAGTGGATGAGCCGCCCCACCACGTCAGCGGAGAACACCATGTCCGTATCGAGGTAACACAGCCACGCGCCCTCGGTCTGGTTCGCCGCCTCCTCCCGCTGCTGGTCATTGTATCTATGCCCGGACAACGGGTACTTGATACGCCAGTCGAACCTCGGCTCGGCGCGGCCGAACTCAGCCTCGATGTTGCGCGTGTTCCAGTCGCGGATGGCATCCCAGTTGTGGACCCACTGCTTCGACTGCTGGTCTAGCCCCATCATGGCGTAGACGGTGCCGATGTAGCGCACGGGCTTCTGGCCGGTCGGCGCGGCCTCGGCGTCTTCTTCGGTCGGCGGGCACTCCCAGTTGTCGCGGGCCTCGCGCCGTTCTTCTGCGGTAGCAGTCGGGGTATATACCTGCGAGACGTTGTGGTCCTCACTCTCGACAACCGATGTCACCCTACGCCTCCCTCTGCTTGTTCCGCACGCTGGCCTTCGGCTTGCGCTTCACGATACGCTTCATCTTCTTCTCTGCCCGCAGGTCCCGCTTGTGCGTCCCGCCGAACTCGCGGCTCTTGTCGCGCCGGAAGGTCCGGCTCATGGCACACGCCCTCCAATCTGTCCTCCGTTCGCTATGTCGAGCCCCAGGTCGTCCGCGTACTCCTCCAGGGTCGTCCGTAGTTCTTCGATCGACTCCTCAGTGGTCGCCTCGGGGATGTATGCCCCAAAGTCGTGAATGCAGTTGCTTGACACAACGCCGCTGCAAACATACAATGAGCTTAGGGAATGGAGGTCATAGACATGGGCACTTACCGACGCGCGATTGACCGAGACGACCTCACAAAGCTCTATGCCGCCGGGCATAGCGTTGGCTATCTCCAGCGGCACTTTGGTGTATCCCAGGGAACCATCGATAAGCGAATCAAGGACTGGGGCATCCCCAGGCGAACGTGCTCGGAACAGCATCGGATACGCATGGCGACGCTCGGACCAGAAGGACGGAGGCGTATCACGCAAGCTGCCCACGATGCTGTCCGAGGCAAGCCCCAAACGGATGAGTTCCGGCGTAAGCTGGCTATCGCCCGCGAACTCAAGGGTTCGTTCGGGAGCCGAATGGAGGAACTGGTTGCTCAGGCTCTGGCCGAACGGGGGTGGGCCACAGTCCCCCAGAAGGCTGTCGGGCGCTACAACCTCGATCTGGCCCTGGCAGAAGCACCCGTCGCCGTGGAGGTCTTCTGCGGAAACTGGCATAGTCATGGTAGACATGCCGCGCGCCACAAGCGCCGCAGCGAATACGTGCTCAACGAGGGGTGGCATCTTATCGTACTCTGGTTGAGTTCCCATTACCCGTTCGAGGCCGGGTGCATAGACTACATAGTCGCCCTGGCAGAGGCTGCCCGCGCGGACCCAACCCTCCGGCCCCAAGAGCACATGATTGGCGGTCACGGAAAGCCGTGCGCCAGAGGCAAGGCTAAGTTCGACCGCCTCGCCAACGTACCAAGCGCGAGTAGCCCCCAGTAGGTTCGGGGCCACTACCCTCGTGCCGGGCAGCAGGCACCTCGGATGTCCGACCGGCGGGCTGTTCTTCTTCCCCACGCGCCGGTCGCGGGCTGTGCTGTGCTCGACCTTGATAAGCTCTATCGGCCCGCCCCACAGGGCCTCAGGAACGCCATCAGGCTTGGCCCGCTGGTTCGAGATGCTGAACACCTTTCCGTCCGCCCACAGGCAGGTCTTGCAGGTCGTCTCAATCCTGCCGCCAATCACAATCACGAGGTCATTCCCCGTCTCTACGACGCGGTTCAGGCCCGCCTCCCTCGCGGCCTTCTGAGCTACCGTGCGCCCCAGCATCTCGGCGTAGTCCTCGATGGCCCAGTTCCGCTTGAGCCCGACCATTACCCCGCCCTTCTGCATCTCCGCGTCCACGAACTCCCTCGCCAGCCGCCCGGTGAGTTCGCTGCCTGTCTCGCCCTTCGCCAGCGCCACCTGCGCGAAGTGCGCCTGGATTTTGCGGTAGGCGTCGTTCTCGCGGCGGAGGACGGCTTGGTAAAGGCCCTGGTAGCCGTCCGTAGCCTCCTGGGCGATTGCGAGCATGGCCGGAACGTGAAAGTCGGTCATCGCGGCTTCTACCACGTCCGTGACGCCCTGCAGCGTCAGGGACTTCGCGGTCAGGTTCAGGCCGACTGCGTATCCCTGCTGGACGAGGTTCGCGGCCATGCCGAACTCGCCCGGCGGCCCGAGGACCTGCGCGCTTACTTGCGCGATAGCCTCCTCGACGAGGGCCAAGCGCCCCTCAACGAACTCGATGGTCCAGGTCGTCCCGACGCCGCGCGCAAGGGCCTGTTCGCGGAGTCGCAGTAGTTCGGCGGCCAGCTCGGCATGAGCCACCTTCAGCGCGGCCAGGAGTTCCTCGGCGGTTGTGGGTGCGGGCTTTGGCTTCGGCACCGCCTACCCTCCCTGTTCGTTCACCGCGCCTTCGAGGTCGCCGCCGCCGATGTCCGTACTCCCGCCTGCCGCTTCCTGCGCGGCCCCGAACGAGGCCTCCATCGCCGCCTGCGACTCTGCTTCGGATGCCGCGACCTCTGCCTCGCACTCTTCCTGCGTCATCTCAGGGAACACAATCTGTACCAGACGCCATTTCTGCAGCGGGAGTCCACTCAATGCGGCCTGCGACGCAAGCTGCACGGACTCCAGCATGTCCTCCGGAAGGCCGTCAGACCACTCCAGGTGAATCTCGTCGGGTTCCAGCCAACCGACCGACTCGACACCCTCGGCCCCCTGGACCCACGCCGCATGGAGCTTCGTCGCCGCCGACAGTACCGCCCGGAGCAGCGGGTCGATTACCAGCCGGTGCCCGTCTACGGTTGAGGTCGTATTCACCTGCATGAGCTTGATTGCCCGACCGGACGGCGGCAGCCCCCCGTCAATCAGACCCATGCTCTCGGGGTTGACCCGCGAGACCCGCGCGAAGTCCCGCTTGAGGGTATCCGCCTCGGCCTGCCCTTCGGCGGTCGTGCCCGGGTAGGGGATGTACCCTGGCGGGTCCTCGCCCTGCTGTAGCGGGATGGCCCGGTTGCGGTAGTAGTTGAACTCCATCCCCTCGCCCTCCCGGTCGAACAGGGAAATGTCCCCGTAGAGGATGAGGTCCTCATGCTTGTCCAGGATTGCGTTCGTCTCCGTATAGCGCCGGTTGAGTTGCCGCTGGATTGCTTCGGTCTCGCAGTAGTCTGAGCGCCCCCACGGTCGGGTGCGCGCGGTCTTGCGGTTGGGGATGAGCACAACCGGCAGCACGTCGATGCCCGTCTCGACGAACTCCTCCAGCGGGGCCAGTATGTCGGGGCGCTTCTCCCACGGCACGCGCCTCCGCAGGCGTTGGTCGGCCTGCATGTGCCCCGTGTAGGCGGTCGCCGAGAGTTCGTAGAGGCGGTTCTCAATCAGCCCACTCTGCGTCCCGTCCTCGTCAGTGACCAGCGTGTGCGCCTCCTCGAACAGCCAATCATGCGCGTTGTCAAGCGGGTTCGGGATGACTGTAGAGAAGACGGCCTCCGTCATTCGGGCCGCGTCCAGCGGGTCGAAGGTCGCGTCGAAGGACTCGGGGTCTACGATCGTCACCCGAACCGCGTTCGCGGCAGCATCATAGAAGGCCTTCAGCACACCGTCCCCTGCCCAGGAGCGCGTCTCGACCGCCAGCTTCCCTTCGGTGTCGAGCTGCGAGGCCTCCCAGATGTCCTTGAGCATAGCGGCCCGAGGGTCCTCTTCCTGCGCGATAGGCAGACCGTCCTCGCCGACCGTCTCTACCTGTTCGTCCTGGGCGACCCCTGGCTTCGGCGGGCTGCCCCACAGGCGGTCCACGATAGTCTGCGTCAGCGCCGCGCTCACGTTGACCGTCACGTAGGGAGCATCATCGGGGTCTCGTTGAGGGTCCCACAACTCCTCGTGGTCGCCGGAGAATATGCGCTCATAGTGCCTGTAGGTCCGGTACCGCGTCAGCGCCGGTTCCTGCGGCCAGAGTTCGCCAGCGGATTCCTGCTGGAACGGGTAGGTCATCGTCGCGGCCATTGTCGCGGCCCCCTTTCGGAGGGAACTCAGCATGGAGCGTGCGAGGGTTGCAAGACTCATCGCCTGTGCCTCCTGCCAATGCGTTCAGCGAGGCGGTCTTCGGCGGGCGCGAACGCGGGTAGCTTGTGGCGCTGCGGAGTCGGGAGCCTCATCACCCCATCCTCCGCCACGGGTTCGTCATCACGCTCCTCGAACCTGTCCGCGTTCGGGTTGCGGGCGAGGTAGTAGGCGACGCTGTAGCGTAGGCAATCGGCCGCGTGGTCGTTGGCCTTCTCCGGCACCTCCTGCGCGTTGCGGTCCTCGGGCCTTTCGGGGTAGCGGTAGAGGTTCAGTTCGTGTACGGTAATCGGGCAGCGGTCCGGGTTGATTCGGAACCGCCCCTCGCGGATAAACCGCCTCAGCCGCCGAATGCCCGCCGGTACCTCGCGCTCCCGCCGGTTGTCTGGTGTGATGTGCCTGTAGATAGCCCGGATTCCGCAATGCCGCTGCAGGGTCCGTATTTCGTCCGCTCCGCTCCGGTCGGCGACTGCCCACTCCCAGTCACCATACCCCCTATCCTCGTGCTGGCGCAAGACCTCTTCGCCGTTTTCCTGCGTCGTGAGGGACTGGACGACCTCCTCGCGCCCGTCGCGGATGACTGCGGTAGTGTACTCGTCGATGACCCTCATCTCGTCACCCTGCGTCCATTGTATCCACAGGCAGACGAATGGGTTCTCTACGCCGAAGTCGAAGGCCAGGGTCAGCGGGAGGTCGGGATTGTACTGGAGGTCGCGGTCGCAATGGAGCCCTTCGTCGAACTCCGGGTAGACGCGCCCAGCGAACGTTCTGAACTCACCAAGCCATTCTTGCTCGAAGCGTTCTTTGCCGAACGTGCGGCGGGCCTCGGCGACGGATGCCTCCAGGTCGGGCACGTTGCCGAAGTTGACCTCGCACCAGGCGTGGAAGGAACGCCAGTCGGGGTCGCGCGTCTTTCCGCTGAGGTCCTGCTCCCCGCGTTTGTACCACTCGTAGAAGTGATTGTAGCCTTCGGGGGTGCTGATAAACAGCGCTCGGCCCTTGCGGTCGCCGAGGTTGGGCTGCAGGCGCGTCTCCCATAGGCTGCCTGGGCTCTTGGCGCACTCATCCCAGATGAGCAGGTCAACCGCCGCCCCGACCATTGCCGCGCGGGCCGCATGTTCGGTTGAGTGCCCTTCACAGATAGAGCCCCACTCGAAGGCGAGACGCCGAGGAGAGGTGTCGCGGCGGGAAGATGGCCGGAACCCCAATTTCACGCACAAGACGTTCGTCACGACGCTCCAGACGCGCTCTGTGAGCCCGTGCGTCGGGCAGACTACCCATACCCGCCGGTCGTCCTGGAGAAGCGTATATGCGGCCTCTATCGCGGCGAGCTGCGTCTTGCCGGTACGGCGGCCCCAGTCCACGACGCGGCGCGGGGAGTCGCATAGGTGAACGTCAAGCTGGGCATCGTGGGGGATGTAGCCTGCGACGCGGCAGAAATCGGCGAAACGTCCCTCGCAGGCGTAGAGGCGGGCGAGCCACCGGGTGCGTTCCTCTTCTACGGCCCTATTCGTCAGCAGCATCCTCGTCGCCCTCGATGCTGCCTTCGGCCTCAAGGTCGGCCAGTAGGGCTTTGCGGGTCGTCGAACTCAGGCGGCCTACCACGGAAACGTTCACGTCGCCGGTCACGTTCTGCGCCTCGCGCTTCGTCGTAACCCCGCAGGCGGCGGCAATCTGTTCCCGGAGTTTGCTTACCTGAATGCGCGCGTTGACGCGGATAGCGTCGGTCGAGTCCAGGTCGCCCCGACTGGAGACGAGCATCTGCGCGGCGAGGTCCTCGCGGAGGCCCTGGACATACTCGCTGAGGGCCGTGACGCCACCCTCGTCAATGGCCTCCAGGACGGCCTTGCTCGACCGACCAAGGGCGCGCTTGGCCCAGCAGTTGTCGTGCGGGCCGTCTGGGCAGCGAGGGTGCGTTGCGTGAAACTTCCTGTTGACCGCCTGGGCAATCGGCTGCAGGGCATAGATGCCGTTGCACCGCAAGCGCCAGGCCTCCCACTGACATTCGGGCGCGTGACACTCCTGTCGGCCTTCTGTGCGCGCCGAGTACGCACCCTCCGCCGAGTCTTCTCCCTCTCTCTCCAGCGCGTCGTCAGGCACCTTGGTGGACCTCCTCGAACAGCGGGAACGGTTCGCCGGTTGACTCTAGGATTGCGCGCTTGCGGACCGCGCGCTGCCAGCGTAGTACCGCGACATCCACGTACCTCGGTTCGATTTCCACGCCGTAGCAGCGCCGTCCTGTCTGCTCGCAGGCGACGAGCGTGGTGCCGGAGCCGAGGAACGGGTCGAAGACTACATCCCCGCCTTTACTGTGATTTTCGACTAGTTCGGCGATGAGCCTAATCGGCTTCTGCGTTGGGTGAGTTCGACTCTCTCCCGGGTCATGCGCCGTATACCCACACCAGTTGTGCCGCAACATCCTACGCCGGTGCGGTTGCTTGCTCCAGCATAACTCGAACCCGGAACCTAACGCATCGTCGTTTGCCTCAACGCGCTTGTCCCATACTAGCCACGAACCCCCACTCGGCAACTGCTGGCAGTAGTAATCAGCACCGAACCACAACTGCTCCTTGGACGCAAGTGCTGAGTATGGGACGAAGTCAAAATCTTCATCGTCCCCGACCACTGGGTCATACGACCTCGATTTCACCTTGTCATTCGGCATCTTCGTGTAGTCGGTATCGAGTCGCATTCCGTAGGGCGGGTCTGCCAGCACAAGCGAGACTCGTTCAGGCCATATCGCAGCGTCCGTCGAGTCCCCGCACACCACTCGGTGCGCCCCGCACAGCCACACGTCCCCTGGCCGCGTCACGGGGTCTGGCGGCGGGTCTCCTGGGCCAGGGTCTTCGAGCGGGGGCTTCGGTTCCACTGCTGCCAACAGTTCCGCCAGCCGCGCGTCGTCCATCCCGGTACCGTCGAGCCCCGTCGCCTCGCTGACCTGCTGGGCGAGCGCGGCGAGGAGTGCTGTGTCCGGTTCGGGTCCAGACGGGTTCGCGGGGTTCCCGATTTCGTTGTCTGTCAGCAGGAGGTTCAGGGCGTCCGGCGCGTCGTGCGAGTAGGGCCGGACCTCGCAGGGCCAGTCGGTGTAGCCCTCGGCGCGGGCGGCTTGCAGGATGCCGTGCCCGGCGAGGATATACCCGTCAGCCGAGACGACCGCGTTCCGGTAGGGGCCGTGCCTGCGGACGGACTTGACGAGTTGGTCGAGTTGCTCGGGAGGATGGACGTTGTAGTTCTTCGGATGAGCCTTGAGGTCCGCTATCCGCAGGGGGCGCACGTTCAGGCCCGCGCTCGGGGCCGAGGTCGGGGCAGGAGTCGCCTTGCTCATGCCCCGACTGTAGCACTCTGCGGGTCAGGCGTCAAGCGGGAGGGGATTCATGGATGGTCTGCGCGGTCATCTTCCTTCGGCTATAAAGAGATTGAGCTACGTGCGGCAGCAAATGCCGGTAGGGGCGAATTGCCTCATGCAGCCACCCGGAGCCCTTCGCGGCCCTGAGCACATCGAGCAGCCGGACCAAGTCCGGCCCCAGTTCGCGCAAGACGGTATCCTCGGCCTCCCTTAGCAATACGAAGGGGTTGCCTACTTCTGCAAGTCCCCGCATGGCTAGAACTAGGTACAGCTTCGGGGCGATGCGCGCCTGCTTGCGCCAGAAGGCCTCATCCTCCTTCACCCCCAGCGCTATCAACGCCTGCAACAACCGCGCGTGCAGGCCCCCGCGCATCTCGCCGGGCTTCCCCACGAAGTCCCCTGACTTCGCCATGTGCGCGATTGGGGGCGCAAAGGCTGGGGTCCCTATCCCGCGAGCTACCCATACCAACCGATCTCCGGGAGAGAGGCCGCTGGTCTCTGCCCGCCACGGAGAGTTCGTGTGCCATGCCATGTCCTCTACGAGCACTAGCGTAGCATCGGCCAACGCGCCCCGCAGACTGGCGCTCGCCGCCTCGTACACATCCAGCAGCACATCCTCTGGGGTGTCCGTCAGCGCCGTCGGTATATCGACCTCCTGCCCCCTGAGGAGTCGGGTAATCCAGGCCTGCAGCTCGGCCGCCGGGAGTCCCGCGAGCCACTCCGGGTTGGCACCCCCGGCCTTCACCTTCGCGACGTCTGGCATGGTCTGTGTGCTATACCTCCAGCTTTTCGATTGGCAGGAAGACCTCCCTCGACAGCAGCACGACCGTTCCGTCGTCGAGCCGCATTGCGACTCTCTTCTCAACTGCGGTCGAGCACCTGCTCGGCACGGCATACGCTCCTTTATCGTTTGCCTGCCTAGCGGCTTCCTCACTCAGAAATACACGCGGCTTTCTCAGTTCTACAACGCATTCCCTGTAGTCCACGCTATACATGACAATACACCAAACCGCGAAGAGGCTCCTCATCGGCTACCTTCCCTCCAGTCTTATGGTGGAAAACACCGTCTGACTGCCGAATTCCACCGGGCCATCCAGAAGAAAGACCCGGCCCTCGTCATCCTCCACAGCATCCCTCTCGTTAATGACCGCCCGGCCGTAATAGTCATCCACAGGACCCCAACCGTAGCCCTTGTCGATCTCCACCTGCCTCTCAGCCTCCACACG